GGATTGGACATTCAGAGGCTTAATTACAGAAGTAAAACGCATAGACATACTTGTAAACAAGACTAGAGAAGAGTACGCTTCACGAGATGACGTTAAGGAAGAGATGAAAACAGTACACGAAGCTATGCACCGTATTGAAGACAAGTTAGATAAGTTATTGATTAAAGGTTAAATAAATGGCAATGATGCAAACACCACAGTTCGGAGGCTTTCAGCCTTCAGGTAAAGCTAAGATAGCACAGTCTATGGGCTTTCAAGGTCCAATGGAACAGTTTGACCAGTTCTTGCAGGACAACCCTGATAAACAATCAGAGATGATGCGCTACGAAGACTTTGCTAGAATAGATCCTAGACAAGATGTAGGAGTCTCTACTACAGGACAATCTGCATTAACTCCAGTATCAACAGATATATCTGCACAAGTAGCAGATGCAGGTGACGTTGCACAGGTAAGTATGCTACCTGATGCTGATCCAACTCGTACTGCTACAACTATGCAACCAACAACTTCTGCTCAAGATGTTGCTACAGCTTTAGATGCTACACAGGCAGCACAGGGTACAGTAGATCCTAAAGCAGAAATAATAGCTGCACAACAAACTGCATCTAGCGTAGTAGATGTAGATGCCGCACAGGGCAATGCAGTATTAATGACCAATCCTGTACAAAGACAGATACAGGACGGAGAGTTAGTATCTCCTGCAGCTAATGCAGAAAAAGCTGCACAGTTTACAGAGCAAGTACAGGCTGCTGAATCTACTCCCACTAAACAAGCTACAGTACAAGGACAATTAGAAACTCTTATGCAACAGTTTGAGGGCGGTAACACACCACCTTGGGCTGCAGGTGCTATGCGTAATGTGCAAGCTGAGATGGCTAAGAGAGGATTAGGTGCATCGTCTATGGCTGCACAGGCTATGATGCAAGCTGCGTTAGAAGCTTCTTTACCTATAGCTCAAATGGACGCAAGTACTATTGCTAAGTTTGAAACGCAGAACTTATCTAATAGACAACAACGTGCTATACTAGCTGCTGAACAACGAGCATCTTTTCTAGGCATGGAATTTACACAACAGTTTCAATCCAGAGTAGCTAACTCTCAACGTATTGGTGAGATAGCTAATATGAATTTTACAGCAGATCAAAATATAGCTCTTGAGAATAGTCGTGCTGCTAACACTATGAACATGGCTAATCTTAGTAACTCTCAAGCTTTAGTTATGGCAGAAGCTGCAGCGTTAAGTCAACTAGATATGTCTAATCTTAATAACAGACAACAATCGGCTGTACAAAATGCACAGAACTTCTTATCTATGGATATGCAGAACTTATCTAACCAACAACAGACAGATATGTTTAAGTCTCAACAAAGTGTGCAGGCATTGTTTACAGATCAGGCAGCTAGAAATGCTGCTGCTCAATTTAATGCGACAAGTCAAAATCAAACAGATCAATTCTTTGCTAGTTTAGATAACGCTTCTAAGCAGTTTAATGTTGCACAACAAAATGCTCATAATCAACAAAATGCAGGCAGAGCAGATGCCATGACACAATTTCAAGAGCAAATAAATAATCAGAGAGATCAGTTTTTAGCACAGCAAAGATTAGTAATTGATCAAAGTAATGTTAACTGGAGAAGACAAGTAGCTACGGCTGACACAGTAGCGGTAAATAGAGCTAATGAATTAAACGCAAGTGCATTATTAAATATGTCTGACGCTGCATATAATAACCTGTGGCAGTACTATGGAGATTCAATGGAGTGGGCATGGACAAGTGCTGAGAATGAAAGAAGCCGTGTAGCTAATCTTGCTATAGAGCAATTAAGAGCAGACAGCAATGCTAATGTTAAAGAAATGATGTTAGATTATCAATCGTCTGCTTCCTTTGGAAAGTTAATAGGAACTATACTAACGGCTAGTTCAGGTTCTTTCATAGGCTCGTTATTAGGAGTAGGATAATGTTTGATGTAGCAAAGAACGCATATATAAATATGCAACAGTTTAATCCAAAAGAACCACAGCAAAATAAAAAAATAGGAGGTCTTATGGGTAATAGTATGAAACCTACTAGAGTAAGAGAACAGACAACCCCAAATGCACGTATGGCTAAACTAGCCCAAAGAATACGTAACATGAGAATAGAAAGAACTTCATAATGGAATTACCTGAGTTATCATTTGATGCACCTATAGCAGGGCAATCTTTAACTTCAGAAGTAGGCAATCGTCCTTGGCAACAGCCACCTCAGTTTGCTACAGCAGAGCAGGCAGTCGAGCATTACCTACCTAAGTTACTTGATCCTAAACTAGCACCACAACTTTTAGATGTTATAGAGATGGGTATTCCTATTACTACTATAGCTAATGCATTACAGATTGGTGGTGTTATGCAGGGGTTACACACTATTGATGTAGGCATACTTGTACTGCCTGTACTTATAGAAGTAATGATAAATATGGCTGAAACTGAAGGTATAAAATACACAACAGGAACAGAAGAACAAGATGATGCTCTTCCGACAGAAGGTAATATGGCACTTGCAATGCAAAACGTAAAAAAGAAAATGGGTGAAGCGCCAGAGCCTCCTATGCCTGCTGAACCTGCAGTTGAAGAACAACCTCCTATGGGTCTAATGAGTAGAGGAGTTCAGTAATGGGATTTAACTTTGGTGGATTTATGGGTGGCTTATCGGAAGGCATCTATGAGGGTATAGAGAAAGAAGAAGAAAGAGTTAATATGCTTGCCGATAAAGCGTTAGATCAGTTTACTCAGGATCGTAGATTAGAAAAGGCTAAGCGTGAAGCGGCAACTAAAGCTGCTGAAGAACATTTATATACTTTGCAAACTATGGGTTATAATCTTCCTACTGCTGCTCACATAGCTAAAGGAGGACAAGCATCTGTAGACTATGCTAAAACTGTTGTTGAAACGTATGGCAATACACACGATGTTAATGCTATATATAATCTTCAACCTGATGAAAGTACAGCAAATTATGATGCTCAAGATTGGGTTAGACATCTAGTAGGTAAACCTAATCAATTTTCAGCATCTGATTATCTTGGTCCTGCAGGAGATTACAAAACTTTATTTTCTCAGTCTGCTAGAGAAAAATTAGAAAGTTCTATGCAAAGAGATCAGCAAACAGAAGAGGTATTTTCTGAAGGAAGGTTTGGTACATTTGATATGCAACTACCTAAAACAAGTAACATAAAATATCTTGGCTCTATGGTAGCTATTCAAGCTAAAAACTTTCAGGACATTACACATGCTATAGCAAATGATCTTCCTACTACTGCTCTATTAGAAGAGAAAAAAAGAATTGAAGCAGCTATGGCAAAAGAAGGTAAGGAAGGAGGTTACTTAACATCCATAAATAGTTTAAAAAGTTATATGGATCACATAAGAGCAAGTAATCATCCAAATACAGATTACAAAACAGATGATGATGGGTTTATAATGTTTGATCAGCAGTACGCAGAATCAGTAAAGTGGCTTGAAGGAGAGGCGGCTACTATAGACGCTATGAAAGCTAGTGAACATTATACACTTAAAGATCCTGAAACAGGAGCTATAATTAGGATTGGAAATAAAGAATTTACATACTTTGTTGATCAGCAAGTTAATTCTTTAGATAGAGCTATGGCAAAACAAGCAAGAACAGCAATAGACGAATACACAGATTCTATTGATGCAGTAAAAAATGCTCAAGAAGCAGATCTAAGTAAGAACGAGATACAAAACATCAAAGATGAACATGGAAAGAATGTTAACAAATACGTACAAGAAACTTTAATTAGTGGAAGAGGGGGTAAACCCCTTGAACAAGAAATTCAAGAAGGTATAGCAAGCCTACAAGCTAAAGCACAAAACGGAGGCTATGCTGAAGGTGCAGTAATACATTGGAAACATCCGAGTGGACCGCAGGGTATGATGATATGGACAGGATCACAAGTCTTGTTTATTTCTGGATCAGCTATAGAAAATTATAATATGGGTCAATTAAATCATACTGCTAATAATAACATAACTGCATCAGATTATAGTAATAACCGTACTATTATCAGTAGCTTTTTCAATTAAAAATTAATGTCAACTAAATTTAATATAGATGAACACAGCACTAGCGGAAGTGGTACTCCTACAGTTACTGCTAATGCAAGTGTTTTGTCTAAGCCTATAACGTCTACTGTACGTACCTTTAACCTGAAGGATCATTCAACTTCAGATTCAGACATTACAAATAATCAAATAGATGTAAGTGAAGATGCAGACGAGTTTTACAAATACAATCATTATATAGAAGGTTTAGATACTATCTTTCAAAGTAATTCGGCTGATCCAGATTGGCTTCCTGATCCACCTAAAGGTTATGTATACCATGAAACAGGTGTACCTACAGTAACAGGCGAGGATGAAGCTGATAATGTATATACTATTCTTAAACCTATAGATGAAACTAAACCAGATGAAAGATTAGATACTACAACAAAAAAGCCTACATGGAGATGGGTATATGATAGCTACACAAACACTTGGAAAAAAGCTGACTTACCTAAATGGGAATATGATCCCCTTAAAGAGTCGAAAGAGCTATGGCAAGATTGGGAGTATGCAGATTGGGATACTCCTTTTTTAGGTAGCAGACTAAGAGATCAAGTAGTAGGAGCTAAACATTTAAATAAGTTTATTTTAGATAGAGGATATGATTTAGGTTGGGCATTTAATGCGTTACTTCCCATGAGTCCAGAAGATGAGTCAGGTTCTTTACTTCCAGATACAGCACAATATATAACAAAAAAACTATATGAGAATCCAGAATATGTAGAGGCTTTACCCTTTGGCTTTCGGCATATTGTGCAGAAGCTTATGGATAAGGGAACAGAAAATGGTAAAACCATATACGAAGCTTCTGAATATGCAGGTGATATATTAAGAGAAACATTAGGAGCATCTTTAGAATCTGCAGGTTTTCATGGGTCAGCTACGTATTTTAGTGTGTATAGTAGACAACCTTTTGAAGCCATAAAAAATAACAAACGCATTGCAAATGTAACTGCTAAAATAGAAGCAGATAAAAAACTTTCAGAACTTGTAAGGGGAAAGGTAACTCCTACAGGTGCATGGCTTAGAGAAAGAGAATTAGCATTAAAAGCAGATGAACTCGCAGAAGAAACAGTAACAGCAAACAGGGATTTAAAAGAACAATTAATACGAGACTTTGAAGAAACTACTGGTAAAACTATTTCTAAAAAGGGAACAGATGATAAATTAGAAATTGATTTTGATCTAGCTATACGTGAAGCAGGGGAAGAAGCTACTGAAACTATAGCAGCAAGGAGTGCAAGACTTCAAGTTGAAGGTCCAGAAGGTGATCTTGTACCTCTGTTTAGCAAAGAGGAATCTTTAGTTAACCCTCTTCTCCAACCTGAAACTTTCAATAATATGATAGCGGTAATTGCAGAGCTTAGAAAAACTAATCCTAAAGCATTTAATCCAAAGAATAAAGTAATTGAAGATCTAATAAACCTAACAGTTCAAAAGGATTTGTTAGGCGATCCTAACTTTATAAAAATATTAAATAAATATAATGTTAGTTTTGAAGATTACATTTTATCTATATCTTATAGCGGACATAAAGCAGGACAAATTCTAAATAAGCTTAGTCAAATGAAAAGAACTAAAGGGTTTATGGGTAGAAATAACCAACATAAACTTGAGGTTCAAGACAGACTTGAATCACAAAATATATTTATGAAGGGAGTTCGTAGATGGGAAGCAGCCAGAAGAGGTGGATTGGTTTCTCAAATTGCAACAATGTCCAGAAACCTTATGTCATTTGGTATCCGTATGCCTGCACAAGCTTTTGTAAATATAATGGACAATACGCTATACCAAATAGGTAAACACGGTGTATTAGGTTCTTCTAAAAATTTAGTAACAGGTCATTATAATCCTATAAAAACATTTCAAGATTCTTTTCGGCAGTTTAAATACGTGTATAGCGGAACAGATGCTTTAGAAGCACAGCAATGGGTTAACTATATGTTGAAGCGTCCAGAGTTAAAAGAAACACATGATACCTTATACAATACCCTTAACGAAATAAGAAAAGTTTCTAAGATAGAATATGAGACTAGATTTGGTAAAGGGTTTGATACGTTTATGGAAATCTACGAAGACTTTATTGACATGCTTAATATACCAAACAGATGGCAGGAACATCTAGCAAGAAACGCTTCTTTTCTTTCAGAATCAGAAAGGCTAATTAGAAGAGAGTGGGGTGTAGATCTTGTAGAAGATATATTTAAAAAAGGTAAATTAAAGGTTGCTTTAAACGATTCACCTGAATTTAAACCATCTGGAGCTAGATCTTTTATAGATATTGTGTTAGAAGCACAAGATACAGCTATGGATGTAACCTATGGTTCTGCTCCTGAGTTTGTTCCTTTTAGGATAATAGCAGACACTATAACAAATGTTGGGGGAACTGCTATAGCAGAATTTCCAAGATTTATGTTTAAGTCTATAGAATTAATGGCTAAATTTGTAGGGGGTGCATCTATACCTGTAACCAAAACAGTATTTAGTCCTATATTATTTGGTAGAAAAGCAAACGTATTAAAAAATGCTAGTGATAGAAAGTTAATTGGTTATAATATAGCAGGATGGACAATGGCATTAGCAGCTTATCAGATAAGAACTGCGGAGGATGCACCTGCAGACTATAAACAATTAAACATTGTCGAAGGGGTAGAATTAGATACAACTCCTCAATTTTATATGCGTCCTTTCTTGTGGATAGGGGAAGCTATGGCAAGAGCAAAGGATGGAACACTAAGTCAATGGGATGATATGGGAAAGGAATTTCTTGAAACTTTTATAGGTACTAACTATAGAGTAGGAGTAATTAATAGTTTTGTAAAGAATGTTAGAGATGGTATCTTTGGAGAAGATGTTGGAGGATCAGGTAGAGCAGGTAAAATTACAGGAGAAATGATAGGAAACTATATTAATACAATTTTAGTTCCACTAGGACAAGCAATAGAATTAGAAAGAGCGACAGGAGAAAGAGGATTAGAGTATAAAGAATTGAGAGAACGACCTAGCCTAAAAGCAGGAGAAACCTTGCACGATAAATTTAAGATATTTGCTGAAGAGTTTGGCAGAGGACTTAGACAGCCTCAAAGAAGACTAACAATTTCAGCAGAAGACGAAGCTGCATTAGAAGAAAAAGAATATTTGTTTGGAAAAAGAAGAAGAGTTGGACCACTTTGGCGAGTGGGTTTTGGATTAAACATGAAAACAACTGCCCTCGATGATGGTGAATATCTCAGATCATTAGGGTTTACAGAATACGGACTAGGAAGTAAGTCTTTTGTTCCAGAAATACAGAGTGTGGATAATCAAATACTAAGAGATATATTTATTCCAAGTATAATAAAGGAAGCAAAGATACGTGAAACACCAAAGTATAGACAGGAATACAGAGAAGCAAATAGGCTTACCAAATCTAGGGAAACAGAAGTAGGATATATAAACAAAAGATTAAAAGATTATGTAACCAAAAGATTAAAAAAAGCTAGGGCAGAATTACATAAGTATAGGAAGGACGATAGCTACACAAAGTATATGCGTACCCCTGTTAAAATTAGAAACATAGCAATGAGTGAGTACATTCGTTTAAAAGGTAAGCTACCTGACTTCTCAAAAAAAGGAGACATGATAGATATGTTAAACGTAATTAAGCAAGTAAGAAAAGGAAACTAACGCTTATCTCCACTACCCTGCAACGTACCTTTCTTCTTACGACTAGCTAACTTAACTTCATTTTCTTTAGCTATACGTCCTAGTGTGTATCCTAAGTCTTCAGACAAGGCAGCACAATACCACAACACATCCCCAATCTCAGACGCTAACTGTTCCCTCCAATCAGCAGGCAACTTGCCTGTACCATCCCTTATTATCTTCTTAACTTTATTAGCTACCTCACCTGCTTCCCCTGCCAATCCTAGTGCAGGGTAAAGTATCTTGTGCTGTGGAGGGTATACTGCTGTAGTCACAGCGTTCTTTTGATATTCATTCATGTCCATTTGTCCATACCTTTCTTCCATAAATTGTTTAGCCTCTCGCTCTATTGTGTTCATGTTTCTGTACCTTCTTTAAGTTATGGGCAAACGCATCATTAAATCCACGCTCCCATTCACGATGCTGCATTGTTCTATTGTTGAAGGGGTTTACTATTCTACCTCTGTAGAAATCTTTAAAGCCTCTCTGATGCTGTATCTTCAGAGGTGCGTCATACTTACCTAGTCCTTTTCTCTGTCTTATATTCATATCTATGCTCCTATATCTACTATTTCACAAACGTCACCACTACAGGCAAAGGTTTGATTACCTGCTGTAGTATCTTCTTTTTCTAACTCAGCCAGTTTAGACCAATCAATATTGTCAGGCATCATCTCTTTCATTATACTGTACTCTCCCTCAGTACACTCCTGATAGGGAGCTTGTTGATATGTATGATCTGAGTGTGGCAAAAATGATACACCTGACATCTCATCAAAGTGCTTAAAGACAAAAGCTCCAACATCCATCCACTCATTATCACGCACTGTAATAGTCACAGAGGGCTTGTGTTCACACCAGTACCTCTGGTACGTCATCCACATTTCAAGCTGTTGTATGGCTGTTAAATCGTTTCTCGTGACACATCCTTTAGGTGACTTAACAGGAAAGCTAAATACTGTAGTGTCATTAGGCTTGGTAACGTCAGGTTCAGATGGTATGCCTTGCTCAATCATAAACTGAGTGAGTGGATCTTTGTTATCACCACGAACAGTCCTGATGTAGTATTCACTGTGTCTAGCGTGTATACCAGATGCACTGTCTACTAGCTGTGACACTGTACCACTCGGCTTAACACAGGTAATAGCGGTTGACTGCTCAATGCCTAGCTTCTTAGACCACTTTAAGTTAGTCTTAACTGCCACCTCTCTAAGCTCTTCAAGCAATGCCTCTAGAGCCATCTTACCTTCTAGTCCATTCGTAAGTGGGCAATCCATAATACCTGTAAGTGATACACCTAACAGTCTTTCTTCTTCTGTGTTGTGCTTCCATATCTTACGCAGATAAGGGAAGTTAGTTAGTGTAGACTGTATTGTACCTAGTATGGTAGCAAGCTCAACTTTCTTCTTTAGTGTTTCTAGTGTATCTTTCTCTCTGATAACAACCTCAGTCAGATTACAGAACTGATAAGGTCTAAGGATAATCTCACTGCATGGGTTAGTACCAAACTCGTGATTAGAATCTCTTCTGTCATACTTCTCCACTTGTTTCTTAGAAGCGACACGATTGAATATGCCACGCTCTCCTGACTTAGATTCAACTAATCCTAGCCACTCTCGTAGGAATGTCTCGCCATCAGGCTTATCTGTGTACGCTACAGAGTTATTAGACAAAGCCATATGAGGTGCATCCTGCCACCACTGCCCTGACTTAGCATGCCTCATACGTATGTCACTAAGGTTGGACAAACTAATCATTGCTGATCTACGTACTCCACCTACAACAACAATCTCCCCTATCTTACACATCAACGAGTGACAATCATAACTAGACAGCTTCTTACCTGCACTTGCCTTAAACATACTAACAGTAAAGTTAAAGAGATCAACTAGAGGTGCAGGTCCACTTGCCCTACCACCGAATATCTTTAGCCTAGCACCTGCAGGTCTGACCTTAGACACATCCCATGTAGGTATTTCTCCTGCGTACAATAGGGCTAGTAACATACGTAGTGACTTAGCCCAACCTTCCTTGCTGTCCTTCACGACAATGCAAGTGTCAGAGTTGTATAGATGCTCTGGTACTTCAGGTAGTTTGTTTACGTACTGTCTCTCTACAGAAAAGCCTACACCTGTACCACATAGTAGTATGTACATAGCTTCATCAAAAGACTTAGGATCATCCACAGGAAGGTAGCTACAATTATATCCTGCTGTGTTATCTCTTTCAAGTGCCTGTCCTGCAGTCATCAAGGCTCTCATACTAGGCATAACATCTAGCCTGTAGATAGCATTATGTAACTCATGCTTCATCGTAGACCACATACTTGTGGATTCACGTAGCTTGCTTTCTTTACTGCAGATATAATCTATATACCTGCTTACTGTTTCATTCCATGTTTCTCTTCTCTGTTCGTCATCTAACCAACGAGCATAACGAGAGGTAGCTATAAAGTTTTGATAGTCTGTTGGTAAACTCATTATTTATTCTCCATTAATACGTTAATTGTTTTTATTTCTAAGCCGTCAACATCATATATGTATTCGTTAAAAGCTTCCTCTATCTCCTGTGATACTTCACCGTCTACAGGAACAGGATATTCATCCTCATCTATGTCCAGAGTTATGAATACCTTGACTCTCATTTGACTACATCAATAAGCTTTGTCAAGTACCATTGAGCTTTCTCAAGGTCTTCCTTACCTCCCTTATATCTGTATCGCCATATGTACTTGAGTATATTACCTTGCAAATAATACTGAAAGCCATCATCTGTGGCTGCTTCAATAGCGTCAATACACTCTATACCTTTCTGATTATAGTGCGGTGGACTATTTACCATATCTTCACTCATTGTTTACCTCCGTTAGCTCTAGGGTTAAAAGAAACTCTCACAACATTGTCCTTGCGAGAAACTACTTTAGGTTTTACCACAGTATCCTCTGGTTTGTCAAGCTCATTTAAGGTATAATCATTAATTAATTCCCTAAAGGATTTCATTTCTTCCATCATAGGAACTGTAGCTGTAAGCATCCTACAAAAATGCAGAACATTAGCGTAGTCTTCATCATTTAAGAACATGTCATCTGCTATGTTAATAGATACATTAACTTGGCCTATCCATTTATTCTTTTTAAGTAAGGGAGTTATTTTAATTATAAAATCCTGTGGATCAAACTCCATTAAAACTTTTTCATCTTCTTGGTCTGTCATTTACCCCTCGCTTTCTTTAAAGGAAAAGGTATGATGTTAGGATATGTATGTTTTCCTTTCTCTTTAACCCATGCTTCAGGTATTACACGAGTGTCATATAAAAACCCATGCTTCTCACACCAATCGCAGTACAACGTCTTAGATCCTTTGCGTAGCCTACGTCTACTGTTCTCAAAGATAAAACGTATGTCTAGCTTTGGGTGTTGCTTTTGTATTGCAAGATGCTTTCTTCTATCTGCGGCAGTAAACAAACCTTTACTCTCAATGATAATACCATTGTTCAGTATAAAGTCTGGTGTATACTTTCGGTAGCAGAGGTCTTCCCATTCAATCTTAACCTTCTCGTAGAGATACTTAACCTTTCTCTCTTCAAGATCTAGTGAGATCTTGTGTTCTAGACCACTGCGATACCCATACTTACGTGCCGCTATGTACTGTTTACTATTTCTCATGGACATAGGACACCAACTTCGGTTCTTTTGCTTGCGAGTATTTAGCAGGCTTCTCAACTAAAGTAGGAAAGCATGAGAACTTAAAGCTACAAAACCTACAGTTGTCATTGAGTACAGTATTACCTGTCTCCTTTCCTCTCCATTTTTCAGGCACAGGCTCAAAGCAACGTTTGAACTCGTTCTCGTTAAGTGTGTCTACGGTGTGTTGTATCTTAGTAATCTCTTCATCAAGATCTATGTCTGCTTTGACATACTTAAACTCACCGTTGGCTTTGTTTACAACCCACCAACCGCCTGCTTTTTTATCTGCAGCACGAGCATAGCCTGCAAGCTGTGACACATACCCAAACGAATCATTATGTGCAAGTGTATCATAGGACGTAAACTTGTTACGGTAAGACCAATCAGACGCAGACTTAACATCATCAACAGCGTCATCAATTACAAGGTCATACTCCCCTGAAATCTCATTGTCTTCTAACTTGAGTGTTACTTTTGCATTGTCGGTATATTTAACACCTGCTTCCGTAAGCAAAGCTTTAAACACAGCTTCTACTATGTCACCTAGCATCATGTTCATAACAAAGGTAGTAGGTTTAGGGAGTGCCTTCTCTGGCTGATTCTTTTCAAACCAGAGTTGGCAAGTAGGCTTGCCTATGTTAGACATACGTAAGCGAAACTCATCCCTTTTGTTACCACCACTAAACTGACGTTGCAGGGCAGACTTAATATCGTCAGCCACCTTGTTGATGGTGGCTTCCGACATATGTGTTTTGCCTTGTGCAGCGTCCTCCATGTACTGATGGAGAGCTAACTCAGCAGGGTGCATCATTGTACTGTTGCGTCTTCAACGTCAACAAAAGACTCTACATCAATGTCAACTTCCTGCTTACTGTGAACATTCTCACTCCAAGCATTAAGTATATAGTCGTTGTAGTTTTGTACCCACTCCATTAGATCACCAAATAGTTTTTGGTCCTCTGCCTCAACACGTAGGCTTTCCGTTAGGTCAAGCTTAGTGGTAGGAACGTAGTACTTATTACCATTAGGTAATTCCCTTGCCTCTGTTACAAGATCAATGTGATGCTGTACAGGCAGACGCTTCATTTTAGCGAACTGTGCAAAGCAACCACCTAGTGTGGCAAATGCATCCCTGTTCTCTACTTCCCATATCATAGGTGTAACATCTACATCTACAGGAGAACCGTTTTCGTCAACAGGATTGATAAGTTCAACCGTGCCAAGTATAACTCGCACTCGCTTGATTGATCGTATAAGATCCTTATCCTTTTGAGGTAAGGCATTGAAGTCTGCGATAAAACCAGACCGTCTACCACAGTTAAACCCACCATCATTATCCTTCAGATCCATGTTAAGATCGTCAGCCATGATAGTTTTAACATAGCGATTCTTCTTATCGCCACTACCCATCACAAACTTCTTGTGCATATACCGTTGTAGGTGAGGTCGTAGTCGAGCAGATGTTGCATAGTAGGTAGGTCCATCAGGTACTTCCAACTTAAAAGAACCTCCTTCAACTACCTCAACATTCTTTTGCTTACCATTCACTTCAGCCGTACCCATTATAGGTGAGTGGCTAATACGAAATCGTGCAAGGGTGCTACCCTTCTTCTCCTTAGTAGGGGAAGATTCATTTGCTATACCCATAGCTTTCGCCATAGCTGCATAGTTATCAGTGTCAATATTTACAATATCATTCATCATTATTTACTCCTTTCAAAAGTGTTAAAGTCTTAGTTATATCATGCTACGTCTTTGGTGTCAAGCCAATTCGGACCTATTTTTGCCTCTAATAATAGAGGTACATTAAAGTCAACATTCCATCTCTTGTCGATCAGGTCTTTTAACTTAGCATTTGTACTATCTATCACGCTGAGAACAGCATGTTCCTCATTGGGGTGAACATCAATCACAATAGAATCATGTACCGTATTCACAATACAACTTCTCAGGTCTTTGAGTTCCTTATCAATGTGTAGTAGTGCTATAGGTACAATGTCTGCTGTCGCAAAGGACTGCACAGGATAATTCTTTATCTGTGTAAAATGCGAGACAGTGTTATTGCGTCTACGTACAACATCAGGAAAGGAAAACTCTCGTCCTGAAGGGGTTGAAATCCTACCAGTGTTTAATGCTTCACTGGCAAGACGTTTATGCCAACTGGCTATGCCTGCATACTTGTTGTTAAACTGCGAGTAATATGCAGCTTCAGCAGGTGTTCGCCCATACCCACTAGCACCATACAACGGTGCAAATGTGTGAGCTTTAGCATCTTGTCTTGATGTAGGTTGCCCTGCATCGGATATAACCTTTGCAGTATAGGCATGTACATCAAATCCTGTAGCTACTTCATCCATAGCTACTTTGTCCTGTCCTAGATAGGCGGCCACACGAAACTCTAACTGTGCAAAGTCAGCTTCCATGATCTTACCACCCTCCCATCGTGATACAAATACCTTCTTCACAGGGAATGTACCACCTCTAGGCATGTTCTGCATGTTAGGATCTGCTCCACTCAGTCTACCTGTAGCAGTCCTGTGCTGTAGAAGTCTAACGTGCAAGCGATTGTCACATTTGGTGTGTGTTCTGATGCCCTCCACAAATGAGGACAGGTAGGTGTCAACTGCCGATAGCCGTTGCACCCCACTAAGAAAAGCAACAGCGTCATCCATACCACGAGAACGAGCCACGCCCTCCAAGTACTGAAGGTTTGTTTTATTCGTACTAAAGCCATTAGCACTGATCCATTTCGCATTAGGTGCATTGAACTTTAATCCCCCCACACTACCATGTATATCATTAAGATTATAGCCATAACTCCCACAGTCTTTACATTTATTATCTCGTGAAAATAGTGTTCCATCTTTTTTTACCTTTCTAACTGAGCCTGTACCATTACAGGTCTTACATTGATGTGCCTTCTGTTTAAACAGAATGTCTGCATGATCCTCAACTACGCTTTTGTAATTAGATACAGGCATATAAGGATCAAACAACTCTGCCCATTCAGACTTGTCCTTTGGCTTACGACTATAGATAACCCAAGACAACTGCTCTGGACTGTTGAGATTGATAGGTGTGTCTCCCATAAGATTATGCACCTGCTTGGTAAGAGAGTCTGTCAAGTGTTGTTTCTCTTCCTCAAACTCTCTCTGCACTGTATCTAATGCAGACAGATCAACCTTAAAACCACGCTGATATATACGTGCTAGGCACACAACTACCTGATTAGTTAGGTCAACTGTGTCACGTAAGCTATTGTCTTCTAACAGTAATCTTTTATATATCCTATCGGATAGCTGTTGTGTAGCATGTAGATCAGCAGTCAGGTAGTCTGACAACTCCTCATGAGGAATGTCGGCAGTAGAGTAACCCTTACTAAAGTAAGCCTTGAGTGTGTCCTGCTTCTTAGTGTCTAGGTTATACCTCTCAGCACATGCCTCAAGGGAGAGTGGTTCTTTCAACCCACGTTGTAAGACGTACTCACCTAGCATGGTATCAAACACAGGACCATCATAGGTAAACCCACTCTCCCACAGCCACATCAAATCGTATGCTGCATTATGCATTATAAGTATTGTTGATCTATCCAACCAATCCTGTACCACTGTGTGTCCATCCTTACAAGGGTCAACCTCATTGTGATTGAATGTAATGATAGCTTTCTCACCTGTATCTGATAGCATGCCCACCATTACAAGCTCGTTGGTGGCTTCAAATGGGTCAAGGTGCATCTTGCCATCACGCTTGGTGACAGTGTTCTCTATGTCAAGCGTTAATTTCATTTATTGATTCTCCTAATTCTGAGATTGCTAGGTTGTAGCAATTCGTTCTTACTTTAAAATTGTTTGAAGGATCTATCTCTCCCTTTTGTAGGTACTTAGCTCTATCAAAGTACGTATGCTTATCTATTACTCCAAGATACCAACCTACACTAAAGTCTTTTTTAACTCGTGTAAAGGCATAGTAGTCACAATCTTGTTTGGTATTAAACTTTGCTATGCTACACTCATAATGAGGTAAAGGTTTGACTGACGTTTGCTTTGTCTTTGCGTCAATCTTTATCTTACCTAATAAGATATCATAGTCATACGTGTTTGACCACTCTCCTCCTAAAACTTTTAGGACAATAAGCTCACCAATAAAACCTGCTAAGTTTCCTCCTCCATTAAGGATAGAGTTATGGAGTCTGCCCATTTCTACTGCTTTGTCTCTGGCTTTGACAAGCATATCTCTTGTTACTTTTACTTCTATCATGCTGTATACCTCGCTGTTTTGTAGTCAAGCTCACATGTAATAATACCATGATACCCTGACAGTTTGTTTTTGACAATGTTAATATGTCTTTGTGGATCTTCCTCTGCTTCATTCTCTCGCACTGCGTTCTTTGCAATCAAGATCATAAGGTCTGCTTCAGCAGCTTTACCTGTACGTGAGCCTTCCATCATTGCCTGATTAAGTACCACCTTACCCTCTGCTTCAGCAGATAGCTGAGACATGTAGAAGATAGCACAGTTGTGTTGCTTTGCAATCATACGAGCATGTACTGCGTTAGCCTTGAGTGCTTCGTCTTGTCTAGCAAAGCCACCCATCTTAGCGAACTTATCTCCCATGTCTAACACAACAATGTCAGGCTTGTAAGACTTACAGACAGACTCAACCCATGACATATCTCTACCTGTTACATCACGTACCTTAATGTTCTGTCGAACAGGATCGTATAACTCTTTAGCTTTACGTGGGTTAGCCTTGATGTCCTGCACCGACATGCCTGATGCCGCAGTCAAGTACCTAGCACCTACCCTATGTGACGCTTCTTCGTTACATAAGATGATGCAGTTAGCACCTTGCCTAGCAAATCCATTTGGACCTGCAATCAAACTTGCATGGAAAGATGTCTTGCCTGTGTTAGGTCTAGCACCTATCTCAACCAAGTGACCTTCGTTCACACCTTCAAGCACACGAGTGAGTGACGGTATGTTAAACGTCCATCGTGCTTCCATCTTGTTCTTCTCAAGCAAAGCTTCCATAGACATGTCATCCCATTCAACCTTGAGGTCAGGAGTGAAATCATCCGAATATGATTCAAGCAAGTTACGTAATGGCTCAAGGCTAGTTAGCGATCCATTCACATAGTCAAACCCTAAGTTAGCTATGTCTTCACCAACTACCTGTTGAAATAGTTTAGACAATACCTCTTGCGATATGTCACTACCCATAGGCTGTTCCGATTTGATCTTACGAAACAGATCACCATATGCCTGCTTCTGTGCCGTTGTTAATGTGGGATTGCTTGACATGAAGAGAGCTTCAATCTCATCAGGTGTAACAGTCCTTTCATACCTGTCCATTGCAAGATCAACGGCTTGTTTAATCTTGCGAACATCCTTTGTGAATAGCCTGTCAGGACATCTAGCTCCACGATGTTCATCGTAGAACTCTCTGTTCATCAAACTACGTACTAGTGATAGTTCCATATTATACTCCTATGTTGGTAAGACTATCTAAGTCTTGTGGGTTTCTGTATTTGAGATCATCTGTCAAACGTAAAGCTCTTACATCTGGCACATGACCTTTTAGTTCTCGTACAAACGCTAGTGTCTTGGGTAATGCATCAGGGTCTAACGCTACTACTGCCGTAGAGAATCGTGATAAGTATCGCTTATGTGATTCCGATAGTGATGTACCCAACACAGCAACCCCAACATGCACATCGCTAACTGTTCCAACCACTGCGGCACTCACACAATCCTCTACAACTACTGCGACTTTACCATAGCCATGAGCATAAGGCAAGTCACTTTTTCCATATCGTTTCCATTTAGGTAATCTTTTGTTTAGGCTACGTCCTGTAGCGTCAACGATCTTACCATTGTGTACGATAGGAAACACAACCCTATGATCCTTTACGTCATACATCAACTCAGTAGTTTCTATATCCAGACCATAGGTATTCGCAAATTCTAATATGACCTCATCATTATTGTGAGGCACTACATACTCAGGCAGGGTGAAAGGTACTTCCACTGTCTCTTCAGCAAATGAACCTAGAGACTTACGAATGTCTTCACTTGTGAGGTGTACTCTCTTACCCCCTGAGATTGAGCAAGATACTTTGTAACAATTCCATAGTATCTGACCCATATTGTTAGTGATGGTGAATGTCTTCTCCTTGTTGCTACACACAGGACAAGTCATACGCTTAGTCTCACCATCACGTAACTGTAAATCATTTATAAGTGTATTAATATTAAACATTATACATACTTTTAACATGTGTGTTACGAGTAGTCAAGGCATTATTTGCACTTGTAAAAGTATTTTTCATGTAAGGTTTAACCGAACTTGGATTGGTGTGACCTGTCACCGACATGATCTGTCCAAGTGACACTCCTGCGTCCACCATTTCGGTTGTTCCTGTCCTCCGAATGTCCATTAATCGTAGCTCGTCAGACAATCCTGCTTTACGCATGACATCCCTTCCTTTTTTGGATAGTCCATATAAGGAATAGGGTAGGAACTCCCCCTGTACAGGCTTTATTTGAGGGCATATGTACCTCTGAAAGCCAAAGTCTTTTCGTTGCTGTTCTAACATGTCAAATAACTCCTCTGATATGGGTAAGAATACCTCTGCCCTACGCTTGGATTGCTTGATGTGAACCTGCCTATCATTGATGCTTGTCCACTCTAACAGACGCATATCACCTAGCCTTTGTACCCACTCATAAGCCATCTGAACTATCAGTCCTACGTTCCTAGTGTCAAACTCAGCGTAAGCTGTCTCCAGAAACTTGGTTACATCAGTCCTAGTCCATACTACCTTGCGTTGTAGTGGTGTTTTGCGTGTCACCTGACTAAATGGATTGAACGGCTTGTCATCAAACTGTACTGCGTATGTGAATAAGCGTGAGCTTACACTACAGGCATGGTTGGCAAAGGTTATCCCTCTGTTCAACCACTTGTTGTATATCTGCTTCGCATC